GCGTTCCGAGAAAGAACGGGAAAAGCGCGCTCGCATCTCCGATTGCGCTCTGGTCGCTTCTGACGGGACCCAAGGGCGGTGAGGTTTACTCTTGTGCTGCTGATAAGGATCAGGCTCGCATCGTGTTCGGTGAAGCCAAGAAAATGCTTGAAGCTCAGCCAGAACTAGCCGACATGGCAAAGATTTACAGAGATGCCGTTGAGATCCCGTCAACAGGCTCCGTCTACCGCGTTCTAAGCGCCGAAGCCTTCACCAAGGAAGGTTTGTCCCCCACAATGGTTATCTTTGATGAGCTTCACGCTCAGCCTACACGCGAGCTTTTTGATGTTATGCAACTTGCTCAGGGAGCACGTGGAAGCCTAGCGACCATGTTCTGTATTACAACTGCCGGACAGAAGTCTGACTCTAAAGGCGAGGACTCTATTGCCTACAACCTGTACCAGTATGGGCAGAAAGTAGCCAGAGGCGAAGTTGACGATTCCAGTTTCTTCATGGCATGGTGGGAAGCAGCCGCAGAAGCCGATTTTCGCGACCCACAGACCTGGATAGACGCTAACCCTGGGTTCGGTGACCTAAACAGCGCAGATGACTTCCAAAGTACCGTTCTACGCACCCCAGAAGCCGAGTTCAGGACCAAAAGGTGCAATCAGTGGGTATCTAGCAACCTAACGTGGCTACCAACAGGCACTTGGGACGGTTTGAGCGAAGAAAAAGAGATAACACCCGATGATGAGATAGTTATCGGCTTTGACGGCTCATTTTCAGGCGATACAACCGTTCTTGTGGGTTGCACGATCCCCAAAGACGAAGAAATGCCTCATTTGTTCCTAATCAAGGCGTGGGAGAAGGGTCCTAACGACGATAACAACTGGCGAGTTGACATAACAGACGTTGAGAACGAAATAATGAGGTTTTGTCAAGAACATCCCAAGGTTAGAGAGATTGCTTGCGACCCTTATCGCTGGCAACGCACAATGGCGTACCTACAGGAGGATAAAGGACTCCCAATCGTCGAATTTCCGTCAACATCAGCTGCTCGCATGGTAAAAGCCACTGCAAGGTTCTTTGATGGCGTGATGGAGGCAAAACTTACCCACTCAGGCGATCCACTGCTTGCAAGACACCTAGATAACTGCGTTCTGAAGATTGACAACATCGGACCACGCATTGTCAAGGAAAACCGCAACAGCAATCGTCGAATAGACGCGGCGGTGGCAGCCGTAATAGCTTACGAACGGGCTACCGTGGGTAGAATGGAAGATATAGTGCCACAAGTATTTATTTAGGCGGATATGACAGCAACGATCTTTCAAATCGCAGGCGCGACACTTATTTCAGTAGGTGCAGCACTTGTGTACTTGCCTCTAGGAATAATCCTAGCGGGGACGGCAGCACTTCTATTTGGAATCGCTATGGAGCGTAGCTAATGCTAAACAACTTATTCGAGAAGCGAGCTGTATCTTTCCAGACTGTCTGGGGATCAGGTGACTTTACCGATGTTCAGTCACTATCTGGCACGGTTATCAACTCAGAAACAGCGATGCAACTCAACGCTGTCTTTTCAGCCGTATCGCTAATTAGCGACACAATCGCAACCCTACCTATTGACGCCTACATCCGTCGTGACGGCGCTCGCTTTGCGTATCGCCCTCGCCCGCAGTGGGTGACCAAGCCAGACGTTGATACCACCAAGGAAGCCTTCTACGGGGCAGCAATCGTGTCATTGCTACTAGACGGCAACACTTTTATACGAGTATTCCGCAACAAGCGCGGTGAAGTCGTAAACATGACGGTTCTAAACCCTACTGATGTCAGTATCAAGCGCAACGGTATCGGTCGCGTCATCTTTTCAGTCAAGGGAGAGAGCAAGGCTCTAACCTCTGACGATATGCTGTTCATCCCAGACGTGGTTCAGCCAGGATCTATCCGTGGTATCTCACGCGTAGACGCCCTAAAGGAAAACTTCGGTCTAGCACAGGCTTTGGAGAACTACGCAAGCAAGTTCTTCGGTGCTGGTACTCAGACCTCCGGCGTTCTAGAGGTTCCTGGCAACCTGACGGCAGAACAGGCAAAGGCAATGCAACAAGCCTTTGATTCACGCCACAAGGGCTGGAGCAAGGCCCACAAGACCGCTATCGTCACAGGTGGCGCTCAGTACAAGCCAACTAACGTGCCAAACGATCAAGCACAGTTCTTGGACAGTCGCAGAATGGCAGTTGAGGACGTTGCAAGGGCGTTCAACATCCCTCCACACCTTCTCGGACTACCTGGTACCAATACTTACGCATCAGTCGAGCAGAACAACATCGCGTTCGTCACCCACACCCTCAGACCTATCGCTCAGAAGCTAGAGGGCGCTCTTACAGGGCTTTTGGCTCAAGAGACGGGTCAAGAGGCGGCATTCGTCAAATTCAGCTTAGATGGGCTTCTACGGGCTGACATCAACTCACGCACCGAGGCATACAGCCGAGGACTGCAAGCTGGTTACTACAAGATCAACGACGTTCGTCGCTTTGAGGACCTAACTCCAATCAACGATGATTCAGCTAACACCGTACGCGTACCTTTGGCTAACGTAAACGTGGAAGCCGCCGACTTGTCAGCCATGACTGCAAAGATTGAGATGCTACAGCGTCTAGTTCAGTCTGGTTACGATCCAGCAGATGCGGCAGAGAAGCTTGGTCTACCTCCGTTCCTACACACGGGAGCTGTTTCAGTACAGCTACAGCCTGAAGAGGGATAATGCCTATTTACCAAAATCACTACATTCTCTCAACGTCAGCAGCAACGCTAATTGTTGACCCTGATGTTGAGCCACAAGAGGTTTGGGTACACGATGCAGAGCACAGCGAAAACACCGAGGTTTTTCTTGGCAATTCGTCCGTAACCGATCTTAATGGGCTACACCTGCACTCTGCTGACACTATAAAGTTTACTTTGCCCCCTAACGACAGCCTTTGGGCCATTGCTGGCGCAGGCACGCCAGAAATTCACGTAATGAGAGTGACACAACACTAATGCCATACTTTATTACAGATAATAACCCCGACTGCAACGGCTGGGCAACAGAGAAGGCAGATGGCGAAGTAATGGGCTGTCACGAGACGAAGCAGGAGGCTATAGATCAAATGGTTGCACTTTCAATAGCCGAGGACATGGAGCCAGGTGGAGAGCGCTCAGAGAAGCGCGCAGCTCCGGGGACGCTACAACCTGGAGATTATGTATCTTGGAACTCATCAGGCGGTCGCGCTCGTGGTGAGGTCAAAGAGATCGTCGAAGATGGCACTGTTACGACCCCAAGCGGTTCCGTCAGCGTAAATGGAACACCAAGCGACCCTGCCGCACTAATCGCTGTCTACGAAGAGGTAGAGGGCGGATGGCAGGAAACCGAAGTAATGGTTGCCCACAAGTTTTCAACCCTGACTGAAATAGACCCGCTTCCACAGCCAACAGAGGCAGTGGAGGAACAAGAGATGAATTCAGTAGAGTACAGAGAAGTAAACCTAGCCCCTCCAGCCTATATGCGAGCAGCAGCTCGTAGGGGACTTGCCTACTATGAGGAAGGTAAGGGCGGAGATGGATTGGTTGAAAAGACAATTCGTGAAGCGCGTGCGATGGCGAGGGGTTCTGTCACTGCTGAGAAGTGGGTTAGGATTCGGGCTTGGATTGCTCGTCACCTATCTGATTTGGACAGTCCCTCCGCAAAGCCTGGTGCAGATGGTTATCCTAGTGCTGGTGTAGTTGCCCACTTGCTGTGGGGTTCAGGTCCATCTAAGCGATCTGCACAGCGCGCATTGACATATGCAGAAGGCGTAGTTGCTAGAATTGAAAAAGAAAACGAAGGCCGAGCGAAAGGCGAAGCATTGTCAAAGATCGAGACTCGTACAACCCCGATAGATTTCGAGGTACGCGAGGGAGATAACGGTATGACCTTTGAAGGTTACGCTGCTGTATTCAACACCCCGTCAGAGCCACTACCGTTCACTGAGCGCATTGCACCTGGAGCCTTCAAGCGCTCTATTGAAGCGCGCAACGACATCAAGCTTCTCTGGAACCACGACACTGGTTCAGTACTAGGCTCGACAAGAGCTGGCAACATGAAGATTTACGAGGATGCTCGTGGACTAAAGGTCGAGGCACAGTTCCCAAACACAACCGTAGGTCGCGATGCTGCCGAACTTCTCCGCACTGGGATTGTAGATTCAATGAGCTTTGGCTTCTCAGTGCCTTCAGGTGGAGATAGCTGGTCAAACGACGGATCTGAGCGTACCTTGAATTCAGTCAGACTTCACGAAGTCAGCATCGTTAGCTTCCCTGCCTACTCCTCAACTGCTGGTACAACTTCAGTCCGTGGACTGGACAAGGTTGCCGAGAGAGCAGAAGTAGACCCAGATCAACTAGCTGATGCAATGATCAAGCTAGAAGAAGGTAAGGAGCTTTCAGAAGAAGAAGGTCGCCTACTAAACCAAGCAATTAGCTCATCTACCCTAAAGGAAGAAGTCAGCGTTGAACACGACGCAGATATGCTTGCTCTAAAGAAGATGAAACTCAAGTTACTGACAGGAAACTAAAATGGCAAACAAAGCAGATATCAAAAAGGCTATTCTGGCAGTAGCCGGAAACCCCGAATCAGGACCAATCGCAACCCTAGCTGACGCTATGGCCGATGCAGTTGTTGGGCTAGATGCAGTAAAACCATCTAACGGTGTACAAAACGCATCAATCGAAGCTCCAACTAAAGAAACCCGCGTTACTAAGGTAGACGAAAAGCGATAACCCTCCCTCGCTTCATACTGCGGGTTCCCCCCAAGGCTTTCTGTTCTTTCTCCTTGGGGGTTTCCTTTACCCTGTGGAAAGTTCTTGTAAAATGAAAACATCGGATGTGAGTCAGCTCTGCCGTGTTCAGTCAGCGTCAGCGCTGCTGGTAACCATGTAAATAATCAATAGGAGACTAAATGTCTGAGTTCATCAAGACTCAGCAGGAACTCCGCGCAAACTTGACTGAGCAGATTCGCGATGTAATCGAATCCGCTGAGACCGAGAGCCGTGGACTAGACGCTGCTGAAGTAACCAAGATTGACCGCATCGAAGCCGACATCCGTCGCGCCGACGAGGCAATCGCAATCGCAACCCGTAACGAAGAGCGTTCAGTAGAGGCATCTGCCGCTGCTAAGGGCTTCGTAATGGCAGAAGCAACCGAGGAGCGCTCAACCGCTTCAATCCTTCGCGACATCGCAGAGAACCGTGGCTCACACACATTCGAGCGCCGTACTCTTGTAAACAGCGACAACACCGTACCAAAGAGCTTCTACGATGAGGTATTCAACGTAGCTCGCTTGGTTGGCCCAATGCTAGACGTTGGACAGAGAATCAACACCACTTCTGGTGAGGACATCACTATCCCAACCTTGACCGCATACTCAACCGCAACCATCAAGGCTGCTGGTTCTGCTATTGCTGAGTCTGAGCCAACTTACGACAGCATCACCCTTGGTGCCTACAAGTACGGTCTACTAATCCCAGTTGCCAACGAGCTAATCGCTGACGCTGGATTCGACATCACCTCTCACCTTGCTGAGCAGGCTGGTAACGGACTAGGTTACGCAGTGAACGCTGCTCTAACCACTGGAACTGGATCATCACAGCCAAACGGTGTTGTAACCGCTGCTGGATCTGGTATCACTGGTGGAACTGGTGTCACAGGTGGATTCACCGCTGACAACCTAATTGACCTACAGTACTCACTAGACGGTGCAGCTCGTCGTCTACCAGGCGTTGCTTACATGGCTAACGGTGCATCTATCGGTGCAATGCGTAAGCTAAAGGACGGCGCTGGACAGTACCTATACCAGGTCAACGTTGGACAGCCAGACACCTTTGCTGGCTACAACGTAATTGAGAACCCAGCAATGGCCTCAATCGGAACTGCTGCAACTTCAGTACTATTCGGTCACCTACCTTCCTACAAGGTTCGTGTTGCTGGTGGTCTACAGGTTGCAACTTCAACCGACTACGCATTCAACACCGATGTAACAACATTCCGTGTTCTAATGCGCGTTGATGGTGACCTAACTCACGCATCACACATCAAGTACTTCAAGGGTGGCGCAAGCTAATCTTGATTTAGACCGAAACCCCTCTAGTTCTAGGTTGCTAGGGGGGTTTCGCTTTGCTAGAGTATATGTATGTCAAAACCTAGACTCAAAGGAGCCGTAGCGCTCGCTTCTAACACTCCCGGAATGCCAACAGGTTACGGAAATCAAGGGATGCTTCTAGCTGAACACATGGTTCGGTCAGGACTCGAATTCGCGGCTCTTTCTAACTATGGACTAGAGGGCAAGCGAGGAAAGCTTGACATCGCTGGTAAGCAGGTAGAACACTACCCTCGTGGGCTAACGCCATACGGCATTGATGTAATCCCCCATTGGGTAAACGACTTCGCATCTAAGCACCCCGATCTAAAGACTGTCCTCTTCACCCTTTACGATGTGTGGGTCTATCAGCAGATGGATTATGACGGTCCAATTGTTTCTTGGGTTCCACTGGACCATGTGACCCCACCGCCAAAGGTAATCGAGTTCTTGGCAAAAGAAAACGTAACCCCAATCACAATGTCGCCACA